GACAGGATCAACGCTACCGCCATTCTGATGGCACAGGGGCGTTTTTATTATGTCCAGGATGAGTGCCAGAGCCTGGTAAACGCTTTGAGTACAGCGGTATGGGACCCTAAGGAGCTGACAAAGAATGTACGGCTGGATGATGGCACCAGTGATATTGACAGCCTGGACAGCTTTGAATATACCTTTGAGCGGCTGATCAGCCGTCTGATCAAATATGGATAGGAGGTGGCAGCAATGCGGTTTACAAAGATGCTGAGCCTGATTACAGACGTTTTAAATAAAGATGCAGATACGCAGGTGGATGTGTGCCTGACCTCCCAGATGGCCTCGGCGATTGAGTTATGGACAGCCATGTATGAGAACCATGCTCCATGGGTTGACCGGCAAAAGACAAAAAGTGCACAGATACCGGCAGCAATCGCTTCAGAAATTGCCCGCCTGGTCACCTTGGAGATGAAATCAGAGATCACTGGAGGGACCGGGGCCCTGTTTTTGAACCGGGAATATCAGAAGAAAGTCCTGGCTGATCTGCGCCGGTATGTAGAGTATGGCTGTGCAAAAGGCGGGCTGATCCTGAAACCGTATGTGACAAAGACAGGGCTGTCCATACAGTATGTGCAGGCAGACAGCTTCTTCCCGCTGGCATTTGACGATTCTGGCAGGATCCAGCAGTGCGTATTTACGGAGCAGTTCCGGAAAGGAAAAAAGATCTATACCCGGCTGGAAGTACATACCCTGCAAGGGGACAGGATCCATCTCACGAACCGGGTATTTGTGGCTACGAATGATTACAGTCTGGGGACTGAGATAGAAATAGGCAGTATAGAGCGATGGTCTGAGCTGGTGCCGGAGCTTTCGCTTGCAGGATCAGATCGGCTCCTGTTTGGATATTTCAGGGTTCCTATGGCAAATACAGAGGACACAGACAGCCCATTGGGGGTATCAGTATATTCCAGGGCAGACGAGCTGATAGCAGAAGCAGATCAGCGTTACTCAAATATCTGTTGGGAGTACGATGGCACACAGCTTGCAGTACATATCGCGGAGAGCCTGTTAAAATACAATCCAGACCAGAATAAGTTTGAATATCCAGGAGGCAAAGAAAGGCTATACCGCAGGGTAAGTTATGCGACCGGTGCAACGGATAAGCCGCTTATCGATGTATTCTCTCCGGCAATCCGGGACACAGCCCTGTTTAATGGATTTAACGCCCAGCTGAGACTGATTGAGTTTGCCTGCAATCTGGCCTACGGCACCCTGTCAGATCCCCAGAACGTGGACAAGACAGCCACGGAGATCAAAGTCAGCAAACAGAGGTCTTACACGTTTGTTTCGGATACGCAGATGGCCTTGCAGAGGGCGTTGGAAGATCTGGTGTACGCTATGAATTTCTGGGCTGCGCTGTACGGCCTGGTTCCACCGGGAAATGATTATCAGGTATCCTTTGTATGGGATGACAGCATCATTGTGGACGCAGAAGAAGAACGCCAGACAGACCGGCAGGATGTGGCTATGGGCGTGATGTCTCTGGCTGAGTACCGCAGTAAGTGGTACGGCGAGACATTGGAGGAGGCTGCTAAGAGCCTGCCGGAGCCTGCACTGACAGAGGAGTGATACCATGACACCCGAAGAACTGGAGAAGCTACCAAAGCCATTAGAGCGCACTATGACAGCGTTGGAGCTGGCTGTTATGTCTGAAATCATACAGCGCATAAAAGAGGTGTCCCAGATTACTCCGGTGATTGACTGGCTGCTGATCCGGATGGACGCCATTGGCAAGAGCCGGAAAGAAATCAAGCACCTGCTTCGGGAGGGGATAGAGTCTGCAGGGCTTGATATTGATCAGATCTACAATCAGGCTGCACAGTCTGATTATATCCGCAACAAGGCTATCTATGAGGCCGCAGGCCGGGACTACTTACCCTATGAAGAAAACCAATGGCTCCAGCAGGTTGTGGAAGCGGTCAGGGAACAGACTAGAGACAGCCTGAGGCCGATGGAAAACATCACCCAGACAACCGGGTTCAATGTGCAGATGGGCGGAAGGCAGGTATTCACGCCGCTGTCAGAGTATCTGGAGCGTAGCCTGGACAAGGCCATGCTGGGGATCACCACCGGCACAAGGACATACAGCCAGGCCATAGGGGAAGTCATTGACGAGATGACAGCCAGCGGCATACGGACTGTGGATTATGCGTCTGGAAAATCCGACCGGATTGAGGTGGCTGCAAGGCGAGCGGTGATGACCGGAATCGCCCAGATGGTTGACAAGGTGAATGAGAAGAACGCCGGAGAGCTGGGGACAGATTACTGGGAAGTAGACTGGCACATGGGGGCCAGAAACACAGGAACCGGGTACCTGAATCATCAGAGCTGGCAGGGGAAGGTTTATTCCTCTGAGGAGATGCGGACAGTCTGTGGACTGGGGGAAATATTAGGATTTGCTGGTATTAACTGCTACCATATCCGTTTTCCCTTCCTTCCCGGTATCAGCAAACGGAGGTATACAGATGAGTGGCTGGAAGAACAGAACCGGAAAGAAAATGAAAAAAAGCTGTTTAACGGGCGCGAATATGATACATATGGAGCCTTACAGTATCAACGGCGCTTGGAGCGCACAATCCGGAAACAGAAGCAGGATGTTAAGCTTTTAGAGGAGGCTAAGGCTGACCCGGATGATATTACAGCGGCTAAGAGCAGGCTGAGGCTGACTAACAAGACCTATGTGGAGTTTTCAAAGGCAATGGGGATTAGGCAGCAGCGGGAACGGCTGAGGATTGCAAAAAATATATCCGGGAGAGAAAAGACTTTTATTCGTACAGAAACAGAAAGTGCGAATATTGAGAATCTTCGTAAGGGTAGCAATGTTGTTGACTTAAAGAAGATTGAAACGGATCTATTCAGAAGTAAATTTACACAACTTACTGGAAATTCAGCAGTAAATGATTCTTTAAGGAAATATGCAAGAGCCATGCTTGTCCATAGAAACGGAAGCGATGGAGAAGATCTGTATATTATCAGTGCTAAAAGTGGAAAAAGGCTTTTTTCTAAAACAAGCGGATCAAATGACCTGGGAGTGGAATTATCCAAAGAAGAGATCGAAAAGATTCGGAGTTATGCTAGAACAGAGGGAATTATAGGGATGCATAATCACCCAACAAATTTATATCCTACGGGAGGAGATTTTGTTTCTGCTGGAGCAAGAGGATATGCATTTGGGGTAGTAGTCACCCATGATGGAAGAGTGTTCCAGTATAAAACTGGAGATAAACCATTTCGCAGTGAATATTTTAATAAGACCGTTGACAAATATGTTTCCAAGCCATACACTTATGGCATAGAAGATGCACAGTTGATTGCATTAAAAGAATTTGAAAAGGAGTTTGGAATTGAATGGAAGGAGTTAAAATAAGGGGCAAGGATGCTATAGTCCATGAAGAAATGACAGAAGAAGAAAGAAATGCAGAATTAGAACGATTGAAAAAGGAAAGTGAAGATTTAACCGAATGGGAAGAAGTGTAGATACCACCAGTCAGTAATGGCCGGTGGTATTTTTGTACGCAAAATTAAGGATATAAGACAATGAAAAGTAAAAATTATGACGAATTCGTAGAGAAATTCAAGCCTAAAAAGACAACAGATGACTGTTACACTCCTCCAGAAATATATGAGGCGATCAAAGAGTGGGTATACTTAAGGTACGGGATTAACCCAGAGGATACAGTACGTCCCTTCTGGCCGGGAGCAGATTATAAGTCTTTTGATTATTCAGAGGACAGTATAGTTCTGGATAATCCGCCGTTTTCCATCCTGTCTCAGATTTGCGAGTATTATCTGGAGCATGGTATAAGGTTCTTTTTATTTGCGCCTTCCCTTACGATTTTATCTAGCCGAAAGACATGGGATAAAATGAATCATTTAATATGTGATTGCAGTATTATCTATGAGAATGGTGCAAATGTAAAAACATCATTTGTAACAAATCTGGATAAAGATGTGATTGCTCAGACCTGTCCGGAACTAACACGGATAGTTAACAATGTATCGGAAAGGCTGAGAAAGAAAAAAGTTCGGGAGTTGCCTAAATATGAATATCCAGATCACATTGTAACTGCCGCAATGATGCAGAAGCTTGCAAGATGGGAAGTTGATTTCGAGGTGAAACGCAAGGACTGTGAACATATTAGCCAGTTAGATGCACAGATTCCAGAGCGGAAAGCAATTTTTGGTGCAGGACTGCTTTTGTCCGAGAAAGCAGCGGCAGAGAAAGCAGCGGCAGAGAAAGCAGCGGCAGAGAAAGCAGCGGCAGAGAAAGCCAACACGGTTATATACCAATTATCCCAGAGGGAACTTGATATTGTCGCGAGGCTTGGCAGTTAGGTGTTGCGACGTCGCAACAGGAAGGGGAGGTGGTATTTTGGCAACATCCGTACAGATTACAATGATTATTTGCTGTACGATCATTGTGTTATGCTGGATAAGCAAAAAAATAAAGGAGATATGGCAGATGATAGAGCGATTATTTCAGTGGTTTCGGCAGCGTAGATGCCACCATCAGTATTGTAAGCACTGGTGCCGCCGCCATGGACCTTATGGTGGGTATGTAAGGCGGTGTGTGAAATGCGGAAAGGAGATCGAGAGATTAGTGAGTGTAAGAGAGAAATGAGATTAGATGATACAGCTGAGATGATGAGCAGCCCAGATTATAAGGAACGCTTTAGGGCTGAGTATTGTCAGGTTGCGATCCGATACCACAAGCTGAAAGCTATGCTGGATAAATGGGATCAGGGTATGCTGGACTTTAAACCGACCTGCCCCAGAAGCATTTACAGTATGCAGGTAAAAGCTATGACGGATTATATTGCGGTTCTGGAAGCACGGGCAGTAATGGAAGGCATAGAGCTTTAGCCATAGCAAGTCATAAAATTAGTCATAGACACGCAGGTGGGGCCTGGGTGTTATTTTTATGTTTTTTTTCGGTCAGATGATGAGACCTAAAACAGTCATTCGTTTGGTGGATGGTTACACACCTATAAATAACCTAATGGCGAATCAATACAAAGAAAGGATGCGTGAAATGAAAACAGAAGATTTACAGGCAAGGGGTCTGACACAGGAGCAGATCGATTATGTGATGGCCGAGTATGGCAAGGAACTTAATGGGATTAAGCAGGATCGGGATAACTACAAGACCCAGCTTACAGCGGCGCAGACTACGCTGAAAAGTTTTGAGGGCGTAAATGTCCAGGAACTTCAGGGCAAGATTACCCAGTTGACTGCTGATCTGGCGAATAAGGAGACAGAGCTTCAGAAGCAGATTGCCGACAGGGATTTCAATGACCTGTTAAAGGCAACGGCAGAGGGCTATAAACCAAGGAATCTGAAAGCCGTCATGCCATTCCTGGACGTTGAAAAGCTGAAAGGCAGCAAGAACCAGGAAGCAGACATCAAGGCCGCCCTGGATGCGGTAAAGAAGGACAATGCGTATCTGTTTCAGGACGTCAGTATTCCCAGGGTGGTGTCTTCCACACCTGGTCCGGGCGGTGCAGCGACGGAGGACACAAAAGCCAGAGCTAATGCAGCATTAAGAAACATTTTAGGAAGAGAATAAGGAGGTAAACAATATGCCAGTACATATTACAAGCAGGGCCGATGCAGAGGCCATTATCCGTGAGCAGGTGGTATCCACTATTTTTCAGGACGCGCCCAAACAGTCAGTATTTATGTCTTTGGCGCGCAAGCTGCCGAATATGACAAGTAACCAGACCCGTATCCGCGTACTGGATTTCCTGCCAACTGCTTACTGGGTAAACGGTGATACCGGTATGAAGCAGACCAGCAAGCAGGCATGGGATAATGTGTATATCAATGCGGCAGAGCTGGCAGTCATCATTCCGATTCCGGAGGCGGTACTAGATGATGCAGAGTTTGACATTTTCGGGGAGATCACTCCGAGGGTGAATGAGGCGATCGGCCAGAAGGTGGACAGTGCCATTATCTTTGGTGTGAACCGTCCGGCAGAGTGGCAGAACGATATTGTTACTCTGGCACGTCAGGCAGGTAATAACGTAGCGCCTAGCGGCAGCCCTGATTATTATGATCTGATTCTTGGAGAAGGCGGTGTTATTTCCAAGGTAGAGGAAGACGGTTATATGTCCACGGGTGCGCTGGCTTCCATGGGAATGAGGGCAAAACTGAGAGGGATTAAGGCTACGGATGGAACCCCGATCTTTAAGTCAGATATGCAGGGATCCACAAACTATGCACTGGATGGTGCGCCTATGTATTTCCCGCAGAACGGTGCATTTGACAATACGATTGCTCAGCTGATTATTGGTGATTTCAAACAGGCTGTATACGCGATCCGTCAGGATATCACTGTAAAGATCCTGGATCAGGGTGTTATTCAGGATCCTGCTACAAAAGAAATCGCTTACAACCTGGCTCAGCAGGACATGGTGGCGCTGCGTGTCGTATTTCGTATGGGATGGGCGCTCCCGAACCCTGCAACCAGGATGGATGAGGATCGTGTGGGCTGTCCGTTTGCTTATCTGGAGCCAGTGACGGCAATGACCACCCAGAAGGTTACATTTACAGTCAAGGATAACAACAGTGAGCCGAAAGCGGTTGAAGGTGCCATTGTAGACGTCAATGGTTCCAGACTGAAAACCAATGCTTCCGGCGTGGCAGAGTTCCATCTGCGTCCGGGTACCTATCCGGCAAAGATCAGGAAGAGCGGGTATGGCACTGTGACAGAAACAGTGTCTGTGGACAAGTCCGCAGTACCTAAAGCAGTTACCCTGATCCCGAATGCGTAGAAAGGAGCTGGGCGCTGATGAGTTATGCAGATGAAGGATTCTATACAGACCGATATTTGTTAGGCCGTAAGCCGGTCATCAGCGCCGGCTTTGACTTCTATTCCCGTCAGGCCAGCCAGGTGATTGACAGTTATACGTTCGGACGTTTAAAGCAGACGGCGAAGATTCCGGAGGCGGTGCGCCTGTGCTGCTGTGAGCTGGCAGAGGCTGAGTTTTCCAGAGAAAAGCAGAAGAGGGATTCTGGCGGAAAAACATCTGAGAAGATCGGAACCTATTCCGTCAGCTTCGCCTCTTCGGGAGAGAGTGATTCCGCATATGACGGGGAGCAGGAGGCCATCGTGATGAAATGGCTTGGAGGTACCGGTCTGTGCTATCAGGGGGTGTGAGATGTATACCAACTCAGACGCAACGCTGTATCTGTACAGCAAAGAGGGCAGGGACGTACGATATACCCGTGTTCCTATTGAGGGAGTGTACTGGGAGGATGTGCAACAGTCCACATTCCTGAAGACAGGGCAGAAGGATGCAGCTTCTGTCCTGCTGGTAATCCCATATGAGAGCCTGAATCATCCATTGCATATTACCAGAGGAAAGGATCTGGCTGTCAAAGGAAATATCACAGATGAAATCGACAGCAGCACGCCGGAGGCCTTGTCAAAGTCATTGGCAGCCTTAAAGGCGGCCCATGATTATGTGACCGTTACCACAGCAGATGAACGGCTGTATGGCAGTGAATCCGTGTGGCATTATGAGCTGTCCTGCAAGTAAGGAGGCAGTATGGAGGTTGAATTTGAAATGAAGTCCACCGAGGCTCTTCTGAGAACCCGTGGCTTGCAGAAAAATGGGCCGGTACAAAAGCTGGTAGACAGTGAGTGCATGAGGTACATGTCCCCATATATGCCCCGAAGACAGGCGGGGGAGCTGGAGCACATGATGGTTATGGCGACTGTGGTCGGATCCGGGCAGATCGACATTCCTGGGCCTTATGCTCATTACCTCTATGAGGGGGTTCTGTATGTGTCACCTACTACAGGAAGCGCGTGGGCGAAAAAGAATGAGATTAAAGTTCCGACCGGGAAGGCGCTGGCCTATGCAGGGGCTCCCATGCGGGGAAAGAAGTGGTTTGAGAGGATGAAGGCAGACCACAAGGATGATATCCTCCAAGCGGCGCAGACTCTGGCAGATAGGAGGGGAAGTTCATGACCATCATAGACTATATGCGTCAGACATTGACGGAGTATCCGAAGATATCTGAGTTTCTGGCTGGAGATGAGATCCACATTGATTTTACGGAGCCTGATCCGGTCAATTATGGCCTGACCAGCAACGGGGACAGACTCGTAAAAGAGGATGTGCTGGGAAACCAGATCCGGCAGCATAATTTTGTTATGTATGCAGTCGGTCAGTCCTTTACGGACTATAACCGGTTGGCAAACAGTAACTTCCTGCTGGAGCTGTCACTCTGGCTGGAGAGGCTACCTTCCGGGGATGAGCTTACATTTCAGGCCGGAGAACAGGAACTAAAGGGAACTTTTTTAAAGGCAACCACAGCCAATGCAATGAGCATGGGGCTGATGGGGGATACCGTTGACAGTGGCGTAATGTATCAGCTACAGATCTACGCCCAGTACAAAATAGAAAGAGAGGAATTTTAAATGCCAGGAACAGTAACAGGGAAAATCAAACGTAAATTCATGGCGCACTATATTGATTCGGCAGCTCCGGGAGCGGGATCAGAGACGGCAAAATATGTCCGCTTAGGCAAGGATCTGGAAGAGTTCAATGTGGAAATGAACGCCAATGTGGAAACTAAAAACAATATTTTAGGTGAAACCTCTGTAAATCTGGACAGCTATCAGCCTCAGGCATCCGCTGAACCGTATTATGCAGAGATTGGCGATCCTCTGTTTGAACGGTTGCAGGCAATCATTGATGAGCGCCAGACTTTGGATGACCTGAAGACTTCCGTGGTGGAAGTGCATCTTTGGGACGAGGATGAGTCAAAGACTGGCTCCTATGTGGCATATAAAGAAGATGCCATTATTGAGGTTTCCAGCTATGGCGGTGATACAACCGGATACCAGATCCCGTTTAATGTACATCACACGGGCAACCGGATCAAGGGGCTGTTCGCATTGACTACAAAGACATTTACAGAAGATGGGAAAGGATGAAGAGGAATCCGAATGAGAAGTCTTAATTTTAATGATGGTTATGAGAGTTTTATGGTTAACGATGATCCGAACCGGGTGATCCGGTTTAACCCGGCTGATCCGGAGATTATCAACCGTGTTCTGAGCGTCCAGAGTGAATTTGGCGCTTACCAGATCCCGGAAGGGATTGAGCTGAATCCGGACGGAAGCCCTAAAACGGATTTGGAAAAGAACGGGGCATATGTGGCTGAATTTACGGCTGCCATGCGTAAGGCCTTTAATGGCATTTTCAATGCAGATGTGTATGACACGATTTTTGCAGGCCAGTCCCCGTTATGCATTATCGGTCAGAATTATCTTTTTGAAGAGGTTTTAAATGGATTGCTGGAACTGATGCAGCCGGCTGTAAAAGCCTATAACGAAAAGAACCGAGAGAAGATGAGCCAGTATTTAAAGGACGTGGAAGCCGATGAAGTTCTTACCGGACAGCCTTGAAGTGGGCGGAGTTACATATCCGATTGAAACAGATTACCGTAATATCCTGATTTTTCTGTCTGCCTGTACAGATCCAGATCTGACAGCCGCCCAAAAGCTTGAAATACTTCTAAGAAGGCTGTACAGGAAGGGATATGGCCAGATCCCTCAGGAACATATAGGGGAAGCTATCTTACAGGCGAAATGGTTTGTGGACTGCGGCAGGGAAGATGATGATAAAAGACCCGCTAAAAAGATGATGGACTGGGAGCAGGATGAGGCGATCCTGTTCCCTGCGGTCAATAAAGTAGCGGGAATAGAAACACGAGCTGTCCCTTATCTTCACTGGTGGACGTTTGCCGGGTATTTCATGGAGATTGAGGAAGGAACATTCTCTACGGTTCTGGGAATCCGTCAGAAAAAGGCCAAGGGAAAACGGCTGAAAAAATGGGAAGAGGAATTTTACAGAAATAATAAAAAGCTGTGTGATCTGAAGACCCGGTATACGGAAGAAGAACAGAAAGAGATTGATTATTGGAATAAGCTATTGGGTTAGGCACCGGAAGGTGTCTTATTTTATGCCCGGAAATGAGGTGAGAGTATGGCAGCAGATGGAAGCCTGAGATTTGACACTGCGGTCAATACAGAGGGGTTCAAGGATGGTATTTCAGTATTAAGTAAAGCGATGGACAGGCTGACAAAAGCAGTAGATCAATTATCTTCTAATATTATAACCCGTTTTGGAGCCACAGAGCAGGCCATGCAGAAAGTGGCCGAAGGAGCAGAGAAAGCATCAGAAGAAATTGAGTCTATTGGCAGTTCCGCAGATCGGTCGACAGAAAGAGTAAAAAGCTTGCAAGAACAGATGGATGCAATCAGCGTGCATACAATGCAGGACTCTGCTGCTGATGTGGCAACCGCAGCCCCAGTATCTGTTCCAGTAGCGGCATCCGATATGGGATATAATCCAGAAGCAATGTCAGCAGTGTTTGGAAAAGCAGCAGAAGATATACGCAGTTGGTCGGATGCAATTAACATGTACGGTCAGCAGGCGGGATTTGCATTGAACGATCTGGAGCGGGATGCAGCAGAGGCAGGGCAGGCAATATCAAGTGGAGCCGATCAGGCAGAGAATACGGTGCAGAGGTATGTGGGTTTTAAGGATTCTGTAATCGGGGCCTTTAAAAATATGCCAGGAGCGTTTGCTCTTATTCCAAAAGCATTATCGTTAGAAATTTCCAAGATACCGGGGATTGTAAAGAGTGGTTTTTCCAAAGCGTCAGGAGTCATATCAGGCTTCGGAAAAGCACTTGGAAAAGGACTTGCAGGAAAAGCAAAATCGGCTGTAACAAGTTTAAAAGGATTGTCCAAGCCTGCTGATAAGGCAGCAAAGAGTATTTTAAAATTATCTAATATGTTCAAGCTGATGCTCATTCGCATGGCAATGCGCGCGGTTGTTCAGGGCGTAAAAGAGGGAATGCAAAATCTAGTACAGTATTCAGGAGACGCCAATCAAGCCATGTCAGAATTGACATCAAGTATGACATACGCCAAAAACAGTTTTGCGGCTGCTTTTGCACCGATTTTGTCTTTTGTAGTGCCAGCAATTACAGTGCTTATCAATGCCCTGGCTACAGCGGTAGGATATGTAAATCAATTTTTCTCCGCTTTAGGCGGGAAAGGTACGTTTGTCCGGGCTAAAAAAGTAAATCAGGATTATGCAGCCAGCCTGAAAAAGACTGGAGGCGCAGCAAAGCAGGCAGGAAAGGATGCGAAAAAGGCACTGGCCCCATTTGATGATCTGGTACAGATCCAAAGAGAAGGGGCGGATGACTCCTCTGGTGGATCAAGTGGAGGTATAGATCCCTCACAGATGTTTGAAACTGTAGCAATCGATCAGGGAATCAGTGATTTTGCAAATAAGCTGAAAGAACTGTGGCAGGCCGGAGACTGGGAAGGTATTGGACAGCTGATCGGCCAGAAGATCAATGATTCAGTCCAGAAGTTTACGGACTATATAAGCTGGGACAATGTAGGCGCTAAGATCACCACATTCGTGACCGCATTTACTACGCTGTTTAACAGCCTGGTCGCAAATATTGATTGGTATTCGATTGGTATCATGATGGGTACAGGTATCAATACGTTAGCAAATACCTTATATCTGCTTCTTACTCAGATTGACTGGTTTATGCTGGGATCAGCTCTAGCAACGGGGCTTAATGGTATGGTCGCTACGATTGACTGGAATTTATTCGGAGCCACTCTGGGAGCATTTTTCCAAGCAAAAATTTCAGGTCTGTATGGTTTTGTGGATACCGCTGACTGGCCTTTGATCGGACAGGCTATTGGAAATGGACTTAACGGAACCATATCACAAATTGACTGGGGAATGCTTGGGCTGCTATTTGCCACAGGATTGGGCGGATTATTTGCTATTGCCGGGAATTTTGCTCAGACGTTTGACTGGACAGGATTCGGTAGCTCAATCGCCTTGAGCCTAAGTACGTTTTTCCAGACATTTGATTGGGCCGGATCTGGTACAGCCATCAGCGATTTTGTTCTGGGATTGTTAAATGCGTTTGTAACATTTATAAAAGAAACGGATTGGACAGCCTTAGGAACTGGCGTTGCTGAAATGGCTTTAGCGATAGACTGGTGGGGAATCCTGTTAGCTGTTATTGATGCTGTGCTCCAGACATTGAAGGCTGTAGTTTTGGCTTCTTGGGGTCTTTTATCCGAAATAGGAAAGAGTCTTTGGGAAGGATTCTGCAAGGGAGTGAAAACATTCTTTTCTGATCCGAAAGCATTTATCAGAGATAATATAGTGGATCCTTTTGTGAAGTATTTCAAAGAACTTTTCGGAATCCACAGCCCTTCTACTGTGATGGCAGAAATGGGTCAGTATCTCTGGGATGGATTCTGTAACGGTATTAAAGAGTTTTTCTCAAATCCCGGAGCATTTGTTAAGGCGAACATTACGGATCCATTTGTGAATGGCTTGAAGAGCCTTCTCGGAATCCATAGCCCGTCTACTGTTCTGGCAGGGATTGGCTCCTACGCAGTGCAGGGATTTAACCAGGGCGTGACGAGCGAACAGACTGCTTCCCAGAATGTGGTACAGTCATGGGCTTCCGGCGTGGCAAACTGGTTTTCAGAAAAATTTGGAATCGGAACAGGGGATTCCGTAGAATCCAAGAAGTGGGCCAATAGCATTATGTCAGGATTTAACAATACTGTAAGGAAGAATTATACCCAGTCCCAGACGGTAATGGAAACATGGGCCGAAAACGTAAGGAAGTGGTTCGTGGGTGTTGACGAAAACCAGGGAGTAAATGAGCTTTCCTGGACGAAATTCGCAGACCTTATTATCCAGGCATTTAAAGCCAAAATAGAAGGTAGCCATTCCGAAACTCAGGGGCCTGTAGAAACATGGGCCAGAAATGTCAAGGAATGGTTCTGGGGAGACAGTGATCCTCAGGGAACCGGCGGAATGTATGCAGCATTCTACGACATGGCAAAGCGGATCAACGAGGGATTTGCAAATGGTATCAGCGATTTTGCATATATGGCAAAGGATGCGATCCGGAAGTGGGCGGCTGAGGCAATGGAAGAAGCTGAGGAAGAGTTTGACATCAATTCTCCCTCAAGAGAGTTTTACAACATTGCAGAGTATGTGGTCCGTGGATTCAACAACGGTATTGCTGATATGGCAAGATCGTCCCGTAGTATTGTGCAGGACTGGCTGGATGGTGTTATGGATGTATTTGACGGCGTACAGATCCGTCTTCCTATAGGGATTGATATCCCAAATGCGGCAGCATATCTTCCTAAGATGGCAAGAGGGAGTATTGTTCCGCCACGGGCTGGAGATATGGCCGCGTCTATGCGGAGCCGATCTTATGCGGAGGAAGAATTATTGTCTAATCTGATTGCAAGGCTCGATACTTTGCTTAGCCAGCAACAGGGAGACCGCAGCCAGCCAATCCAGATCGTATTAAATCTGACCGGAAGTATGGCGGCACTGGCAAGAGCATTAAAGCCAGAGCTTGACCGTGAGGCGGCGCGTAGAGGCGTAAGCCTGGTAGTGATAGGAGGAACCTGATGGCGGACAGTGTATTTTTAATGGATGGCAGAGCGTATAACGTGGAAGTGGAGTCTGATTCTCTGGAACGGAGTTTTGCAGTGACAGACACAGACCAGTCAGGGCGTACCATGGACTACACTATGGAGCGTGATGTAATTGGCACGTTTTATAATTATGCTATGAAGGTATACCCAAAAGATGGGGATACAGCCTCCTACGATGCATTTTATGACGCTGTTTCAGATCCTAATAGGGACAGCCATGAAATGACGTTCCCATATGGACAGGAGACATTAACCTTTCGTGCTTACGTCACCCAGGGCAAGGACAAGCTCCGTATCCGGAACGGGAAGAACCTGTGGGGCATGGATGGCCTGTCATTGAATTTCACGGCAATGGAACCGCAGAGGAGGCGATAGGAAATGAAATGGGATATCAGGGTGGAGAGCAATGGGCAGCAGCCATATGCGTCAGTCGAGGATCTTGCAAATATGGAGCAGCAGCTCCCACCTTATGCTCTGTGCCTTCCGAGGTATGCAAAAATGGACAGCAACTATCCTAATGCCCCAGACCAGATAGAAAAGGGGCTGTATGGTTACATCAGTACAGCCCTTAGCGGCCAAGATGGAAGGTTTGAAAATCCTCCGGTAATCACGGTGACATTTGACCGTCTAAAGACAAGTAATGGTATATATCTGGTTTTTAACCGATTAAGTGGCGACTATGCATCCAGTATTCAGATCCGATGGAATAAGGACGGGGAGCTGGTGCATGAGCAGAATTTTGAGCCGGACGGGACAGAGTATTTCTGTCGAGCCAAAGTGCCGCTGTTCAATCAGATCGCAATTACATTCCTTAAAAGCAGTAGGCCCTATCGTTATCTATGGCTAGCTGTTATTAAAAACCAGAGGATGACGGATGCAGGCGGCTTGAAAATCGTTTATGACGATATCGCTCTGGGAGCAGCAGAGAATAATACAGCAGAGACACCGGACAAGGATTATTATGTAAATTTGCAGGATTTGAAAGAAGGGGTTGAGTTTCCGGATTATGCACTGTGCCTGCCGCGTTATGCAAAGATGGACGGAGGTTATTCCAACGCTCCGGATCAGCTGGAAGAGATGGGGTATGTAAGCGACAGTATATCCGGCCCTGATGGTGCATTTGCGGTACCGCCTGCAATCACATTTTCTTTCAGCCAGAATTATTCCAGCGTTGGGGTTACGCTGAGATTCAACGATTATACAGAAGACCGGTGCAGCCGGATCAATATAAAATGGTATCGTGATGAGGAACTGTTAAAGGATCAGGATTACGAGCCGGACAGTTATAATTATTTCTGTTACGGAGTAGTGGATTATTACAATAAAGTAGTCATTACGTTTTTGGAAACCAGCAAGCCATATCGTAATGTGTTTTTGACTCATATTATATGGGGGCTGATCCGGGTATTTAAGGATGATGAAATAGAGGACATTAACTGCCTGATGGAACTCAATTCAATCTCTGAAGAGGTCAGCATAAATACGATGGATTACACGATCCGAAGTAAAACAGAGTATGCGTTTGAGTTCCAGAAAAAGCAGAAACAGACCCTGTATTTTGACGAGGCGATTCTGGGGATTTATTACCTTAAGGACGGAAAACAGATCGGGGAAAAACGGTACTCAGTGGAGACACAGGATGCTGTCGGGATTTTGGATAACAATCCGTTTATGGGTGGAATCTATGAAAATATGTTGGTGTCTGAGATTTTGGACAATATTATGGAAGGTGAAGGCATTGCATATTTTTTAGATGATGCCTATAAGGAGACCAGAATAAGCGGATATTTACCCGTTACCAGTAAACGCAGCGCCCTGCAGCAGCTTGCGTTTGCGATTGGTGCTCTGGTAGATACAAGCTATGACCGCCAGCTGTATGTATACCCGGAGCAGACAGAGGTGACGGCAGAATTTACTGGACGTGATATCTTTCTTGGCCTTACTGTGGACCACAGTGAAATGGTGACGGGAATCCGGCTGTATGCACACAGCTATATACCGAGCCAGGAGTCAGCAGAGCTGTATAAGGGAAGCTTAACAGGAGAAACTAAGCTGGAGTTTTCCGAACCGTATCATAGTCTGTCGATCATAGGCGGTACTATAGAAAAGCATGGGGCCAACTATGCGTATATCACTTCCAATGGCGGCGGAGAGGTTGTCTTGACGGGGCTTAGATATAACCACAATACGATCACTCTTTTAAAAGAGAACCCTAAGATTACCCAGAATAAAAATATTGCCGAGGTAAAAGAAGCAACCCTTGTCACCATGGAAAATGCGCAGGCGGTATTAAACAGGGTATATGATTACTACAGCAATAATGAGAGTGTCAGCTTCCGGGCAGTTATCAACGATCAGGAACTTGGAAATCGTGTTCGGGTAACAACAGGATTTAAAGGCACAATGGAGGGAATGATCCGGAAACTGGATATGAAATTTTCACGGAGAAAAATCACAGCGGAGGTGACAGTGGGATGAGTACAGTGCTGGATACACTGATTACAGACCGGACCAGTGCAGACCTTGCAGCAGATCTGGATAAGGTCTATGCAGATTATATCTGCCTTAACCGGGTAGAGCAGGCCTGTGCTCTTCTGGCACAGCGGTTTGGCGTAGATATAAAAACCAAGGAATGGAAGATGGAGGACTACCGTACAGATACGGAAATGGCCCGACTGCTCGAAAATATCAAAAAGGTGAGAACGGCATATTTTGTAAAGTCCAGCACCCCGCCAACTCCGGTAAAGATCACATATGATAACATCTACCAGGCCAATGATATTGAGCAGATATTAAAGGATCTGGGAGATATGTATGACAGTATGATATCGGGGCAGAGGCGGTTAAGCTTTCATCTGGGGCGGAAGATGTTGGGAAACAGGAGGTAAGACATGGCATTAAAAACAGATTTCAAGGATGATATTTTTGAGGGAAACAGGAAGTATAAGCTGTCCCAGGACGGTACGGGAAACACTGAGATTCAGGACGTGACGGTCTATAGCCAGGAAGGCGACCTGTTCACAGCTGAACATATTAACGCCACCAACGAGGCAGTAAACGGTCTGTCAGAGGATATGGTAGACCTAAAAAAATCTGTCAGTGATGGAAAAGCACAGGTTGCCGCAGCCATCACTGCGAAACGGGTACCTACAGCGGCAACCGCAACATTCGGGGAGATGGCGGCCAATATCGGAAAGATTGTCCTGGGAAGCGGCAATGCGGTGCCATCGGATGTTTTGGTAGGCAAGACCTTCACGAACAATGACGGGGTAGAATATACCGGCACCATGCCCAACCGTGGCGATTACAACGGCTGGGGCAACAGCAAGGGCAATGATGCAGGCAATCAGCGGATGTGGGTCAAGGTTCCTAGCGGATATTACAACGAGAACGCCAATGTGTTCCTGTCATGGGAGGATATCCGCAACATGGCGGGGATTACGCCGGAGAAGATCAAAAAGAATGAGCCGATAATGGGTATTATCGGAAGTTTTGAGGGGTATGTAGCTGGTCCTACCGATTTGTATAATCGTGGTCAAAATCCTTATAATTTCACGGGAAATAATATCACAAACGAATCGGGTGGACTGAGATTTGTTGGTATAATGAATCCTTATGGAAGCTCGAATTTCTATATTACATCGTCAAGGGCTTTCAACTTCGTCCCGTATTCAAAACTTCGGATATGGTTCTTGGTGGATCAGGTTAAATATTACAGCGATTCTAACTATATTTTTGAATTCGGCATTAGCAACGGATCGTCAATAATTGCTGAGGCTACAATCAATGGGAATCTTAATACTATGTACATGATGGAATTAAATATCTCATCTTACGCGGCAACTAGCATATTAAATGTTTATTTTAAAACAAAACAATATAACGATGCTAGTGGAAGTGATTCAGATTCGAGTTGGAATAATACTCCATTCAACGGTTGGATTTATCAGATAGCCGTTGCTTAACAAACGAATCAAGCTATATAAATACGAGTGATATAACCTCTCCAGCCATTGGAGGCATAGGGAAACGAGATTTGCGGTGCAAATGTTACATTTCTACCTATGGTGAATGAAAATCCTCTTTCTGACACTTCACCATCCCCAATTTTTATTGAATCAATAGTGCCGCTGTTGGGGTCACTTAAAGTAATATACTTACTACCAGATTGACCAGCTCCGAAACTACCACTTATACCACCTCCCTGTACATATAATCTCTGAGAAGTTGTTATGGTATAACTTCGTGTTGCTTTGAGAAGCGGTGTACCGGATAAGGTTATTCGATCCTGAAGAAAACCACAGCTACTATTCGGGGTAAAACCTGCGTTATTCGCACCATTAATATATAGATCGCCTGCGTCACCAACCCAACCTTGAAAACTTCCGATAATACCCATTATCGCAATCATACGAAAGGAGATGATAAAAATGATTACAAAACCAGAAAAGGAGCCAGATGATGGATGAATTAACAAAAGCAGAGCTGGCCCGCATCCGTGACGAGGATCAGCGCCAGAACCGGCGCATTGAGCTGCTGGAGGATATGAGTAAGGTGATCCAGGATCTGGTACTCTCCATCCATGGCCTTGCAAAAGACATGGAACAGATGCTACAGGAGCAGAAGGAGCAGGGGAAGCGACTGGACAACCAGAGTAAGCGTCTGGACGCCCTGGAACGGGAACCGGGCAACACCTACAAGGACATTAAAAAAACAGTAATCACAGCGATAGTAAGCGCGCTTGCCGGATCACTGGCAACCGGGCTTATTTTAATTTTGTCGCAGACTATCCATTGAGAGGAGGTGAGTATATGCTTAAGAACTGTGTATTCCGTGCCGACGTGGATACCATCCGGTGGGTTAAGGCCGCAGGTATCCGTGCGGTCAAGACCATGGCGCAGACATTTGTCGCCACCATCGGCTCGGCAGCGGTCATGGGTGAGGTCAACTGGCCTATGGTAGCCAGTGCATCCGCGCTGTCCGGTATCCTGTCGGTGGCAACGTCCATCGCAGGACTTCCGGAGCTGCCAGCCAAGACCTGAGAGGGGGTGATCCAACATCTCCCGTCCGGCAGGGTCAGAGCCGGAGCAACTATTACATCATTTTGAAAGTGAGGAAAAAGATTATGGCAAACGCAACAGGAAAGAGAGCAGACAAGAGAACCGCAGAACAGAGAAAGAATGACGCAGCCCAGAAGAGAAGACCCAAGGGCGCGCAGGATACCACTTTTGTAACCACCGGCCCAGCAACTAAAAAGGAAGATGAGAGAGCAGTAGGCACGGAAGATAAGTAAGCTGTGCGACGTCGCAACACAGGCAGGCCCCGGGATTTCCTGGGGCCGTTTTTGGTTGGAGGGAATATGATTACAGCAGTATTTACAGATAACGATGATTACGCCCATGCCTACGGCCTATGGCAGTGGGATTATGGCCAGCAGCTCAGGATTGAGGGACTGCATCTTCCGACGGCGGTAGAAATCCACTTTGCGCTACAGGAGACTGGCGGCGAGGCCATAACCCGTGTGGGTACCACTAAGGACGGGATAACAACCGTCACAATCCCGGACAGCATGCTGGAGGGAAATCGTGCGACATGGACGGCAGATAAGGCATATAACATCTATGCATGGGTGTACCTGTCGGATAAGTTATCCGGTGAGACAATCAAGCGGATTACGATGCAGGTCAAATCACGCCCCAAGCCGGAAGCGTTCGAGGCACCAGGAGACGGTGAGATTTTTCGGGAGGCCATCGAGGCCGTGAATGACGCCGCCAAACGGGCAGAAGAGGCCGGTGACAAGGCTGTAGTCGCTGCGGATGAGGCCAAGGCAGCAGCCGCCCAGACAGCGGAGCATCTGGAAGCAGTACAGGGGCTTGCAGAGCAGGTAGAGACCAATGCCGACACCGTGGCACAGGATAAGCAGACTGTAGCAGGGATGCTCTCCCAGACACAGCAGGCGGCCTCAGAAGCGGTGTTATCGGCACAGGCAGCCAAGTTATCAGAAACGGCAGCAGGACAGGCCCAGACGGGAGCTGAGGCGGCTGAGGATACAGCAAGACAGTATGCTGAGGAGACGGAGGCAGACCGGCAGGCAGTTGCCAATGATAAGCAGACTGTAACCCAAATGAGGGAAGCCGTGGCGGCAGACCGTCAGGCGGTAGAGCAGACAGCTTTGCAGTTTGGACAGACCTCTCAGGATGCGCTTACAGCCATAGGGCAGGCTCAGAGCACAGCTGTGGGAGCTGTTAAGGCCGAGGGCAATAAACAGACCACAGCGGTACAGGAGGCAGGCACACAGGCGGTCAGTGAGGTTACTGAGGCCAAGACTACAGCAGTGGAGGCAGTCACCGCGGAGGGCGATAAGCAGACTAAAAGGGTTGAGGATGCGGCTGCCGGGATTGTGGCGGATCGGGAGCAGATCAACCAGAATAAGACTGATATAGCCGGTCTGGTGGAAGGGATGACAGATCTGGCACCGGCAATCCTTAATACAGCGTCCGGCTCCGTCATTACCGCCGATGATGCCGCAGAGGGTCGTCCGTTCTGGGGAATCCGAGTATTTGGGCGGACGGAGCAGGTGAGGACAACGGGGGCGCAGCTACTGGATTTATCAGACAAAATCGGAAAAACAGAAACAAAAAATGGAGTCACTTATATAATTAATGACGATCAAAGTATAACAGTTTCTGGCAAAACAGGAGATTACACGTCATTTTATATTAAGGATATGGCATTGAAAGCTGGCACATATTTTTTAAAAAATGAATCGCGAGATAAAAATAAAAAAATTTTTATCCAACTGATAGGTGATAGAATTAAAGAAGGTGTTTTTACATTGGATAAAGATGTATCAAACATTGGCGTGTATTTTGTTTTTAATGTTTTTGGAGGAACAGTCAATATTTTTAATGATACAGTTACTACAATGCTCAACGAAGGCTCTACCGCACTGCCATGGGAACCCTATACTGGCGGCAAACCATCCCCCAGTCCAGAGTATCAGCAGGAGATAGTGAGTGCTGGTGAGAGCGGCACAATCAACGTCTCTATTTCCGACAGCGGAAGTCAGAGCCAATCCCTCACCCTCGCCACTCCTAACGGTTTACCCGGAATTCCAGTGACGAAAGACGGCAACTACACAGATGCAGACGGTCAGCAGTGGGTGTGCGATGAGATTGATCTGGAGCGCGGGAAATATGTCCAGAGAGTTGCTGAGAAAGAAGTATCGGAAATTACCTGGTCAGGAGCAGGAGCGTGGGGTAACACTGATGATTATAAAACGTTGGCATTCTATGCATACATTGACGGCAGTAATATCAACGAAGATTGGGATGCTGTAAAAAACTACGGAATCTGCAATTATGCAACCATAACAAGTAATGTATTTAACAATTCTATAATTGGTTTCACGTTGGGGGATTATATTGCTTTCCGAGTTCTGCGGAGTTTACTGCCGGACTGGGATGAAAACAATCCAAGCAATGATCCGTGGGTTAACTGGCTGAAAGCGAGAAAAGAAGCAGGAAACCCAGTAATTGTGCGGTATGCACTCAAAACCCCTGTTGAGCGTGACCTCACCCCCGAAGAGATTGCTGCTTACAAGGCCCTGCGGACATACGGCCCGACTACCGTGATTACCAATGACGCAGGAGCAGGAATGGAAGTGACGTATGTAGCTGATACCAAGGCGTACATCGACAAGAAATTTAAGGAATTAAATCAAGCTATCGTGAACACTCAAATTGCATTGTTATAGGAGGTACATAATGT